TGTCGATACCGAACTTACGCATTTTTTTCACCTTCACTTTCTGCGGCCACGCTGCCGCCCTTGTCCTCGGTCACCTGTTTCAACTTTCCAAAAATATTGCCGATGAATCCGGGAACAGGCGTCCCAAACGACGCCACATTTTCTAGAATCGAAATGCACTCGTTGATGATCAGCCAGATGATCGCAACCAGAGAGATCAAAAAGTCGATATGCCATGTGATGCCGATGCTTACAAGCCCCGACTTGATAAGCCAGTCTGCTACCATGGCCACAGCCACGATGACCAGATACCCAACCTTTTTGATGATGCCCTTGATGCCGATTCGGCTGGATAGCGTGGCCGTATACCACGCCTTGGTCATGCCGGTGGCATAGTCGACGATCATAGCAAACACCAGCACGATCAGCGGCACCACCATGGCACCCATGTAGCTGCACAGACCCGCAATGGCCGTAGCCAGAATTGCCTTGATTCCTGTTTCTTTCATTTGTTTACCTTCTTTCTTTTATTTTCTGCGCCGCTCGGCGCTGTGTTTATTTCCACCGGCCTTTTACGTCGATATTAAATTTGCAGGATTTTGCGCCCGTTGTGGTGTCATCTGAAGACGCATAACAGGTTATCGACGATGTTGTCGCCTTAAAGCTCGACGGTATCGAAAAATAATCGCCAATCTGTGCAACAAACGTAAACATTGGCGCGGCCGCAAGCGTAAATGGCAGGTCGATGGATTTGTAGTAACATTGTCCATATTTTTCGCTTGTGTAGTAGGCCGTCAGCGTTCCCGTCCATGTGCCCCAGCACTCAAACGCTCCGGATGCCCATTTCCGATACGTCCAAATTCCACTTGTTCCTTGTTCCACCACGAAATCCGTTATCCCATAGATGTCTGTATCGCCGATCTTCGTGCTTCCGTCAAACTTCGCCTTCCAACTCATACGGAATGTGTCGGGATCTTCAGCGATGCCGCCGATACGGATGCCGTTAATGTCAAAATTGATATTAATCGGCACGTTGATGGTGCTGACATCTATCGATAGCGTTGATTGCGTCCCGGTGCCATCTTCCGCCAAAACCGTAAGTTTGCGCGATACATCAGTCCCGATCGCTGTGAAATAATACGTCCACGTCCCCGCGCCGTGCCACGCCGGGCCTTGCGTTGTCTTATCTGTCAGCGATACAGTCAATTTCGCCGCGTTTTCAAGATCAAGCAAGCTTAAGCCCAGAGTAAACGTCACTTTAACATCTGTGCCAGAATCAGCGGTTGTCCACACGCCGCCCGCATAACTGCCCCGGGCGTATGTCAATCCGGCGATTACCGGCGGCGTATACGCAAGCACCGTGATACTGCGCGTGGTAGATGCCGTGCGTCCGCGGCTGTCTGTTGCCGTGATGGTGATTGTCTTGGCACCGGCGTCAAGCAAGCCGGATGTCCAATCCGCTCCGCCGCCCGCGCCGATGCCTGTGATTACAATAGATCGTATCGTGCTGCCTTTTACACCGGCGGCAGTCGTCTGAACCCGCGCTTTTGTCCAGCCTGCGGCATATGCATTTTTGGGGGTCAACCAACCGTTCGTGTTGACGGGCGATATCGTACACGCGCTGATGGTCGGCACCATAGATGCTGGGGTATATAGGTCGACGCTAATTGACTTGCGCCCAATTTCGCTGCCGCCCTCGCCGGTGTATGTGATGCAGGTAAGCGTCGCAGCGGCATAAGCACTGTTGGGGATTTGTTCGGCCAGATCGATTGACGGATTCCACATAAGTGTCCCGCTGCCGGTAAGATAGCCGATTGTCCCGGATGCACCGCCAAATTGATATTGCACGGTATGCACAAAATCCGGGGAGGCAGATGCGACCGTAATTGTCCCGGCTGTTCCCATTGTCAGCGGATCGCATGAAATGGACGACGCCCGGGGCAGCGCATCCAAATCAAAGCTTCCTGATCCGGAGACATTTTGAGAGCTGGAGAATATTGCCGCTGACACGGATGTGGAGAAACTGCGCGTGCCATCTGTATTGTGCGCTATTGTGATATCGCCGCTGGCCACCGTGGTACCATCATACAGCTGGATTCTGCCGCCGCCGGAATACACCGTCTGCCCATCAATGATGACTGTAAACGGGCCAGATACGTAATACGATGACGATGCTGATCCGGCGCCTTTCAGCACCCAATGAACTGTGGACGTAGCGGGGTTTGCCGCTATGTCATACCCTGTTCGCGACCAGGACAGCTGAAGATAACGCCCTTCGTATGCGCTTGTGTTTAATGATCCAGAAATTGCCATACTTACACCGCCTTTACAATGGATAACGACCCGTTGGGCTGCACCACAACTGCTCCGGAGCCAAGCTGAAACTTCTTTAGATTTGGCATCAAGAACGACGTTACATCAAGAGACGTCAGCGGATTGTCCTGCAGGTCATAGAAGGCAATGCAATCATTTTGTTGTTTTAGCACCACAGCATTTTTGCTTGATCCTATCTGAAGCACCGGGTGGCCATCGGTATCGGTTGTCACGCGCAGGAAGTCCGACAGCGTAGCTCCGTTGACGCTGATCCGCTCCGCCGACAGCTGGCCGGTGGTGATGCAGTCAGCGTTGACCGCGCCGTCCATGGTCAGTGCCACCTTGGTGATAGTGGTGCCGCCGTCCACCGAGTAGCCAAGGCCGCCGGCCGACATGATCCACATGCGCGTTGAAGGCGTTACCGTGGGCGTGTCCTGAATCACCCAGCCGGTGGGAAACTCTCCGCTTTCATCAAACGTGAGCCGCCAGTACCCGCCGGCGCCGCCGATGATGCGCTGCGTGGCGGTCTGGAGGGCGGCGGTAAGGCCGGCATACATCTGCTCCAACTTTGCGTCCGATGGCCGCTTGTCCATGACGGCGGCGGCGTCAGACTTGCCGTAGCAGGAGGCTGATATACTCAGTCCGCCGGAAAGTTTGATCTCCTGCCCCATTACGGCCACGGGCAGAACGGTGCCACTGCGGTCCACAGCGCTGATGATGTCGCCGCACTCCACAGACGGATCGCCGCGCCATTTCAGTTTCGCCGGTGCAATCACGGTGCCCTTAATCTGGTCATATACCGTGTTGGCGATTTCCTGCGTCATGTACGGGTTCATGCTGGTGATTCCGGTGCCTGTTCCGGCGGTGACGGGGCTTTCCTTGGTGCCGGTGGTAAGAGAGCGCACCACAAAATTGTCCACTGTGGTGCGCTCCAGGCCGCCCATATACTGATTGGATCGCTCCACTGTCAGGCCGGCGGACGCGTACCAGCGGAACGTCAGGTTCCCGTTGCGGTCGAAGCAGGCGTTCTTCCCCATCAGCCCGGCAATCCATCCGATCTGCTGCTTGCAGGTGCCGGTGGAAAGCTTGCTGATGGTGTAGGAGGGGAACGTTACGCCGCTGTCCAGCGTCACACCGCACTGCTGGCAGATGTCCGCGGCAACGGAGGTAACGGCGGCCGGGAATGATACTGTCGGAACATAATCGCGCTCCAGCTTGCTCATGCCGTCGTAGGCGGTGATCTCCACAGGGTTGCTCTTTGCGTTTACATCCGTGACGTAGAATTTCCCCAGCGGGATATAAACAACTGTGCCGGCCACTTTCAGCCCGCACGACGGCACAAGGTAACCGCCGGAGAGCGGTATGCGCGTCTCTGGCTGCCGGAGCTTGCACTTGATGTAGCTGCTGCAGGTGCTCCCGATGCTGATGCCGTCGGAGCTGTCAAAAACCTCATTCAGCGTGATTCCTGACAGGCTTGTGCCAGCTACGTCTGTTTCCCCGTTAAACTGTACTTTCTTCGTAAACTCCCGCCCTGCGCCTTTGCAGGCGGCGTGAAAGGCGTCTGTTACTGCATACATATCTCACCTCACTGCTCAATAAAATTGATGGACACATTGCCCCACACCCAGTCGCCTGTGCCCTCGTCGTAGCGCAGCATGGGCACAGAGCGGTCGCCCACATAGCAGGTCATGGAGCGCATAGCACCCGTGTAGGCGTCCGGGTAACTCAGGGTAAAAAAGATGTCCTCCACCGCTTTGAGCAGTGAGGACATATCTGCTTTGGATAGGGGCGGCCAGCTTACTTCCAGCTTGCGCTTGACGGAGACACGGTCCCGGAACATGGTACCGTCATCAGCACGGCCAGATCCATCTTCACCGTCCAGGTCATTGATCGACCAGTTCACCGTTTCCGGCGTGGGAAGATTGACAGTGGTGCCGCCTGCCTTTGTAACGATCAATATTGCTGTCATGCTGCCTCCTTTACGTCAAAAGCGGTGATTCGCCGGTGGAACGGACGATGGCGTTGTTGCGCTGCACCACATTCTCATACACCACCCTGCCGTCCAGGTTGACGGTGAGGGCAATGTTTCCGCCGCCGGACTTTGCAAAGGCCAGCATGGCGTCCATCAAGGGCTGCATGGTGATGGCCACGGCCTGCTGGATGGTTTCCAGCGGGGCCTCCACGTTTGTGCCATGGTGCTGATCGCCGAGGACGGCCATAAACTCACGGTTGGGCGGTATAACGGCGCCCTGGGCGAGGCGAGGGATATGCACATTTCCCCAGTTCACACGTCCGATGTTTACTCCGGGAATTTTATTTAGGATGCCGGTCATCCCGTTCACCATGTCACCGACGCCGCCAAGAACCCAGTTTATTCCGGATTCAACCCCCGATATTAACCCGTTCATTATCGTTCTGCCCAGGTCGTTCCACCATTGAGAGGTAAACACAGGAGCTACGTTTGCGTTCCACCACGACTTTATGTCCTGCCAGCCTTCCTTCAAGCACGCTCCGATTGACGTTATCCACATCTTGAAAGTGCCCGATTTAATTCCAAAGGTAATAGCGCATCCTAAAAGGGAGAGCCCTGCGATTATCATTAGAATATTCCCGGTAGACATTCCGATGACAAGGAGGCCCATTCCTCCAAGGAGCAAAGCGTCTGTTACCCATCCTGAAACTTGAGGCAAGCAAAGGGCTTCCCACCATTTTTGAAACGACCCATTGTCGAGCCCAAATCCGACTCCAATTCCAAGCGTTACAACGCCTAAGATCATCAGGAGTATATTTTGCGTTACGATTCCGAACACAAGCATTCCCATGCCGCCAATAAGGATTGCGGCGGTAACCCATTTTTGAGCCTCAGGAAGCCCCAAAACATCCCACCAGCTCTGAAACGTCCCGCTCTCGGTTCCAATCGCTATTCCAGCCCCAAGAAGTCCTGCTCCGATTAGTAGCATAGCGACATTCGAAAGCAAAATTCCGAACACGATAAGTCCAATTCCAACAAGAAGAAGTGCCGGAACAATCCAATTTGATACCTCCGGGAGCCCCAAGACATCCCACCAGTTCTCAAAGGTTCCGCTTTCAACACCGAATGCAATACCGGCCCCGAGAAGTAGAACGCCGCCTATTACCATCTTTATATTTTGAGTACAGATTCCGGCTACAATAAAGAATATTCCGCCAAGAATCAATCCGGCGGTTACCCATCCGGCCGCTTGATCTGTCATATCTTTCATCCAGCTCATATCTCCGCTGAAATCGGGGGTCACTCCTCCGGAAGCTCCTCCAGATGATCCTCCGCTACCGCTTTCTCCGCTTGATAGCTGGTTAATTTCATCGAATCCAGCGAGTTGCTTCTTTGCCTTTTCAGCAGCATTGCCAGCCGAGCTGATAGCATCTGTTTCTCCGTACAAGGCCTCTGCGGATTTTCTCGTTTGATCGATTGACTTTCCAGCAATCCAGGAGAACAGCTTTGATACGGCATTGATTACGGCTGTAAGAACACTCACCAGAAATACGAATGCCGGAATAACAACCTCCACAATCGGCTGCGCCATAGTAAGAAGTGCGCCCTTTAGCCTTGCCATTGCTGTTGAGGCTTCACCGTTTGTTTTTATGACCTTGCCGATCCAGTCACGCAGCTTTGCCAGTGACTGTGTAATCACAGTAAAGATCAGCGCACTGCGAATAACCTCCCTCAGGCGCATTTTGAAGCGCTGCATACTTTTTTGGGCGCTCTCGACGGCGGTGCCCATGGCGGTGCCTCCCTTGCTTGCGTTTACAAGCTCCTGCTGGATGCCACCGGCCTTTTCTTTCTGGCGGTCTAACTCGATGGTTGCATTGCTAATTGCTGCGTCATACCTCTCTGCACGTCCCTGGACGCCGTTCCATTGCGCCTGCAAGCCTTTTACAATCTCCTGCTGGTCGCTTATTTTATCGGGAGAAAATGCCGAATCCGTAGCCGTCTGCATCTCGTACAGCTTCATCTTTGCAGCATCCAGTTCTGCACCGAGCTGCTTCGCATTTTCCGCGAGAGGAAAGCGCTCCGCCTTTTTCTGCGCAATACTGTCCTCGAGCCGTTCTACCCGCTTTTGGGTGCTTTGCAACTTTTTTTCCAGTTCCTTGTTATCAAGATCAGTGGAAAAAGTGATTGTTCCGTCTACCATGTTCTCACCTCGTTCTATTGATGTTTTGCGTGACATTTCGCATTATTTGAGTTATGGTATATTTGATAAATAAACGGGGGGCGATTTTTTGGATGATTATCAAATTATAATCACTCGAGCAAGCTCTTTTTATGGGTGTGCAATAGACTATTCCGTTGAATTGGACGGTCTTCCCATTGGGATATTGAAGAACGGATCTACGCTGTCAATACCTTCTACGCAGGGGACGCATATTCTTTCTTTTATTTCAAAAGGGAAAATTGATGCGCGCATTTCTGTTTCGGTTCATCCGGAGCAACGCATTGTAAGGCTTTTCGCAAAAATATCTGGGCTTCAGAAGATAGAAGTCTCCTGTGAAGCACCAGAAGTCAACTGCAAGCGCGTTCTTTCTCAAAAAACGCCAGCCATTAAAAAGAAAAAGCACCCTGTTCTTTTATCCATATGCATTGTATTTGTTGCGCTAATTGCAATAATGTCAATCATAAGTGGCATGAATTCATCAGGTGAAAAATCGAAACCGTCTGAATTGACCGATGATGAAAAAGCGGTAGAACAAATCGACAAGGCCACTAAATATTTTCAGAGTGGAGACTATGATTCGGCTCTGAAAATTTGCAATCAGGTTTCCGCAGATTATCCGGAAACGGGTGCCGCGTCCAATATGGAGGCTTATTTAAAGGAGCAGTATGGCTCTTTTAAGCATTTTTCCGCCGAAGACCTGATGTCAGAATATGACGCAAACATCGTAAACGCAGATAACATATATACAAATACAGTAATGATCGTTTCTGGAACTGTAAGTAGCATAGGAAAAACAAATGGAGATTCTATTTTAACGGTTATGCTCAATAGCGGAACGTACTTTTACGGAGTACAGTTAAATTTTAAAACAACTCAAACTGACTCTGTCGCATCTTTAAGTGAAGGCGATATTGTGACTGCAATAGGAAAATGCACAGGGAAAAGCGGTAAACAGCTCATCATACTTGACGGCAATAATGTAATGATAGAGAACTGCTATCTCATCCACGAATAATCTCTGAAGAAGCCGCCCCAATCATTCGGGGGCGGTTTTCTTTTTCCCTGTCCAAGTGGTACAATACTTGCGAAAGGAGGTGGGATTTATGGACAACTTTCCCGAACTGGTACTTGCAGAAGTAAAAAAAGGAATCAAGTACCAGGATGCAATAGCAAAAAATCTAAATGCCAAGTCAAGCGATGTTGATTTGGCCCTCAGATTTTTAGCACAGCAGGGAGAAATCCATCTTGGAAATAAGGATATACTGGGGAACTACATGGACATTTCTCCGCGCTGAACAACTTTTGCTAAATCCTCCGCAAACGGTGACGGTGTTACACCACCTTCTCCGAAATCAAATTCGGCAGTTCCGTCGAGGGAAAGGGACATCTCGACGGAACTGCTTTTTCCCTCTGCGATAAACACCAGTTTTGATACATGCCGTCCGATGGGTTCCCCGTTCACCAAAACGCTCAGGTTCCCACTGTTGACTTCAATTTTAAGGTCGCTCATTTTTTCTCCCCCCTGTCCAGGCCGCAAGAACCTCGTCCTCCGCTTCTGTGTAGTTGGTCTTGATGTCCACCAGATCCCTATTCCGGGCGTACCATTCGCGGTCTGACTTATCCAGCGGCTTTCCGTGGGCCTTCCGGTCACGGATGCGGACGATCTGAGCAAAGAGACAGTCCCCTATCTCATAGTAGGCTGCAATGAACGTCCACCAGTGCATATAGTCCACCGATCGGATTTCTTTTCCGGTCACGCGGTTGATGGGAGCCACGATATACCGAAAATCCTGTTCCCAGTCTATCAGTTTTGGGGATGGTCCTTTTTTCTGCTCATCGTCTCCGCAGCTGATAAACCAGTACATCAGCTTCAGTGCATCGTTATAGCAGTCCTGTGGGATTTCTTCAAATGCCGGATAGAAAATATCCAGCGCCGTCACCGCCCGTTCCTGTGCGCCCAACTCTGGGTCTACCAGCGCGTTGCAGATGTCCAGGATGGCCCGGTAGTCGGATCGTATCTCGTGCTGCTCCCCGACGATAATCACGCTGGTCGGCAGCAGGTTCTCCCACAGCGTACTCATTTCTTATACTTTGCCGTGTACTTGGCGATACGCGGGTTGGTCAGTTTCTGCTCGCGGGCAAATGTGGTATCAATCTGATCCATAACGGCCAGCATGAAGTTGCACCATACCGGAAGCCCGTTCCCCAGCGCATACACATTCATTTTCCCGAATAGGCTGTCGCACACCGGATCACCAAAAGCGGCATCGATGATCTCCCGCATTTCTGCATCCATCTTTTTTGCGGTGTCGAAAATCTCGCGCTTATTGGCGGTTCTCTCCACCTCTGACTTATAAGAATCCTGTTTTTTATCCAGGGTATCAAAAGCGTCGAACAGGCGGGAGATGAACTCACTGTCCGTAGGATTAAACTTCAAAACAGTTGACCCATTTACCTCAAATTCTTTTACGCCGCTTTCGAAGCTAAAAGTTTCCATACATACCTCCTAAAAGTAAGGGAGCGGGGTATTTCACCCGCTCCCGATTTGTTACGCCGCTGTGAATGTCACAACGCCGTCAGCCACAGCCGCCATGCCCTGGGTGCGCTTGCCGCCGTAGGTCACGTCGATGGGCATACCCACGTTGGCACTGCCGCCAAGGCCGGAGGGTTTCACCATGCAGGCACTGTACCGCTCGGCAAATACCGCTGTGCCGGCCGTACCGGCATAGGTATGCACCACCAGACAGTCGTTGTTTGTCATGGCAGCCACATCCTGGTCCTTGATAGACTGGTTCCAGATCTTCACCTGTGCCACGTCGCCGGCATCCAGCTCGCAGGGATCGAACGTCTGCGTGATGACGGGCTTCTTCATGGTGGTATGGGCTTCACCGAGGATATCGGTCTTGGTTTCCTCGCCCCAGTCATATTCCATGGAACTGTCCTCCACGCGCTTTCCAATCACGCTCCAGACGGGCGTGGAGCTCGTGCCGGTGTTGAGATACAGAAGCAACAGCTTACGTTCTACGGCTGCACCGGCGGCCGTGTTGAATGTCAAGTCAGCCATTCGTTTTTCACCTCATATTTCTTGATAAATTGCACGGACAACTGCACCGAATACATGGCCGTTCCCTCTTCGTCCGTGCCATAGAGGGTTCCGTTCTGCGCCATGATCTTTTCTTCCTTAGGGATATCACCGAACACAGGGGCTTTTCCGGTGGCGGACTGTTCCTGCACCCACTCCTGCAAGGCCATCAGCCATTCGGCGTTCTGGGCGGCTCCCGTGTCGTCCCCGGGCGCTTTTGCAAAGACAAAGTACAAAGAGAAATTGTACTGGTTCGTGACGCGCACATTACCGACGATGTCAGTCGTGCGGCTGATCTCCGACAGACCGCCGGGGAACACGCCACCGTTGGACGGCGCTGCCTCCGTGTAATCGGCCCAGAAGTCTTTCAGCTCGGCATACCCCGGATATGCGGCGATCCACTGCCGAATTTTTTCCAGTGCGGTCATTTGGTGTTCCCCCTTGTGTTGATGTAGCGTTGCATTTCAGCAGTCATAGCACTGCCTTCGGCGGCGATCATTGCCCTATCCCAGTAAGGCCCAGCCAAAGGGTTCTTGCCCCGGTCGTAGTTCAGCGGGCGGGAGGTGGGCTTCAGGACGGTGCCCTTCTTATACCGCAGGCCGACGCCCGGGATATTTATAGGGCCTTTTCCGGTCTTTGCGTTCACCATGGCCACGCCGTAATACTGGTACTTGGCATATGGCGCCAGCACCACGATCTCCGTGGGCGATGCGACATATTTCAGCTTTGTTGCCAGGGCGCCGGTGCGAAACGGCATATACCGGGTCATGCGCCGATTGACCAGCTCCGTCCAGTATCGCTGCACATCGCCGTTTTTGTCCAGACCGTGCGCTGCGATAATCTGCCGAACCGGGGCCATCTTTACCGCTACTCTCATCCGCCTGCCTCCACATGACACATGACACCGTTCCAGTATTTAGGGTCAACGTATTTGACCACTACCAGCCCCGGCGTTGCAGACGGCACCAGAGCGGCCCACGCTTCCCGTGCGGCGCACTCCGGGCCCTCCCCCAGCAAGACCTTGTCCCCAACAAAAATGCCCTGTGCGGCGCAGGGAATGACCAGAAGAAAGGAATTGGCTTCCTTGCTGCCGGTCTTGTCCACGTTCTGCGTCTTTTTGAAGTCCAGAAAGGCGTTGGTGATAACGGTCCGGGTATAGGCGGTCTTGCCGTCCCAGTGGTAGACGGTCACAGTCTGGTTGCACATGGAGTAGTCCACCGGAGGGCGGTTTCGCACACAGAACATCAACCGCACCCCCTGTAAATGTCGAGATACAGCGCCGCACAGCGGTACATCTCTGCCGCCTGTGCTTTCGGGCTGATATCTACCGTTCCGCAGCTGCTGGACACGCTGCCGATGCTGGCGCTCTGAGGTACGTTCTGGGCGGTCTCGAAGTAGTACATCGCGTCTGCCATGGCGCAGACGGCCATATTCTCGCTGTCTGTCTCCGGGGCCGCCACAGTGTAGAGCCGCTTGTACCGGGCAAGTTGCTCCCCCGCCCGTTTTGCCAGACGGGGGAAGTCAGCTGCCGGGATGGAGCCGCCCAGGTAGGTACCGGTATAAAACGCATAATCAGCCATAGGCGGCTACCCCCTTTACTCCCCGCCACCGGAAAATGCGTCGGGGTGTTCTTTCTTGCAATGCGCCTTCAGCGCCGCCTCGCTCTTGTACTCTTTCCCGCAGTGCGGGCAGAGGAACACCGCAGGGGTTTCCTGCGGTGTATTATCCTCGATCAGTCCTACTCGCGTCATAAGCATCAAGTTGTGGACTTGTGCAGGTAGATGCCGGCGGCCTTATTTTCGTAGGCGTCGGCAATGCCCACGTTGCGATAGCCAAACTTGTAGGCGTCGGCGGTCTGGTTCTGCTCGGGCGTGATGATCTTGGGAACGACGTGCTTCTCGAACTGGATCAGTGCGGACTTCTGGAGCACCATGAAGTTGATGTTCTTGCCGCTGGTGGCGTCCTTGATGTAGCCGCCGGCTTCCTCGCCGGACGTAGTACCGTCGTACTGGTCGATGGCGGTATAGAAACGGGTCTGGGGCACCAGCGTCACGCTGGCAAAGCGCGCAAGCACTTCCTTGCTCTTGGTGGTGTCCAGGTCATCCGTAAGGCCCTTCAGCGTGGGTGTGATGAACAGGTGACGGTCTTCATAAGGTACTTCGTCCTCGTCCATCTTGTTAGTTGCTGCCCGCAGTGCAGCAATCACATCGGCGCCGGCGGCCAATACCGCGCCGGCTACAGTGGAGATACCAGAGATCCCGCAGTATTTCGCAAAGCGGAAGGCGTCCAGCTCGGGCACCACCTTCGTGCGAATGAACTCACCGGACAGGCGGCCGAAGGCGATGCCGGCGGTTTCCAGATTGTCCATGGCATCCACGGTGAACATACGGCCCCGGTCGAAGTTGCAAACGACCGTTTCGTTGGTCAGCGTGACGTCGCCGGACACATAGCCGCTGTTGCGAGAGTATGCACCGAGGCCCTGCATGGACAGCTTGGGAATAATCAGCTCGTTGGCATTGGCACCGGCGCGCACCAGATCAGGATTGCCGTCCAGCTTGGACGTGAGGGATGCCAGCTTATAGATCTCGTCCAGAAT